CATCCCATAAAGTTATGGTCACCTTGATTGCATTCATATTCCATACATGCTGCTCTAGCTTGAGTCTCAAAAGTACTCATCATTTTTTGTAGTTCAGCATTAGAAACTAATTGTACTGCGGCTCTACCGCAAGCTTTATATATAATATACCTTTGGAATGGAGCTGGTATATCTTCAAAATTTAAAAGTCTCACATAATTAAAGTGAAAGTAATCATCATCTGGAAATTCAAAAGTATGGTTAACTCTATCATATACTTTCCATAATCCATCCGAATCTTTTCTTCTTACAAAGTCTCTAGTTTTATCCCACTCATCTGTCATGTCTATACGCATAACATCTGAAGGTATTATAAATTTATCATCGCTAGTTTTGCTAGTATTTTTTATATGATATTCTAAATTAAAAGTCCATCCTTCACTCTGTACATCTTGATTAGATTCTTTTAATAAGTTGTATACAAATGATACCTCTGGATTAGTAAAGTCTAATTGAGATATAGGAGACTGACCTATGCTACCCAATATAGAGTTTACTGCGGATAGTTCGGTATCGAGTGTTGTAGTTGTGGTAGTCATAGGTTAAGATTTATTAATAAAAAAAAGGGAGGTCGTGAAACCCCCCTTATATATGTTAAGTATATTGTCCTGTAACAACTGCACAAGTATCAACGACACCTGTACTGCCTACAGTATTATATGCTAAACGTAAGTTTTTTGTTGTGGAAGCTACCGCTGAAGGTGAGCCTGATCCACTTGTATCTGAAGGAGATATACGAGTCTCTGTACCTTGACAAGATCCGTATTCTCCAACTGCTGTTGGAACTGCCATAATATTTTATTGTTAAGAAACTGTTCCTAGAAGTGTACTGTCAGAGTGCTGCCTTCCATACTCCAAAGGAGTTGAAGGGTTCTTGGTGATTGATTTATCAACCTGTCCAATACCGCTAAGACTTGCACCATTACCAGTAGTCCTAGTAACTGTTTGTGAAGTACCGGGTTTTAAAGACATGATTAGCTACGTGCTGAAGTTAATTCTATTGCACCTGCTGGGTTTAGAGTTCCTACACCCATAGCAAGTCTACCAACCATAACGTCACCTTGGTATAAAACGGACACATCTCCGCCTGTTACTTGAACCTGAGGTCCAACTGCTTCTACAATACCTGCAGCATCTCTTTGATAGATAAGACCGCAATGAGTTGAGAAGTCACCAGAGTAATCGTTGTTTTCACCTGACTGTCCATTAACTGTACCAGCTAGGAAAGGTAGGTTGTTTGAACGCTTGATCTGAATACCAGCAATTTCAACTAGACCTTCACCAGAGTTAAGGTTACCTTGTGAGTTACCATAGTCTCTGTTTAAGATGTTAGAAGAAACCTGTGATACCAAGGCATAGTATTGTCTTGGATTAAGTATCGCAGTACGTCCAGTTTTTGGGAGATTTTTTTCGTCAAGAACTGCAGCTGCTTCAAAGAAAGCATCAACAAGTGCTTGTGCGTTATACTCCTTAGTTACACCTAGCTCGATCTGTGTACCACCGGGTTCTGGTCCGGGTGATGCTGTGATAGGATGTGCTTCTCTTGCTGCTTTAGCAATAGTTCTAAACACTTTCTTATCATAAGCCTCAGCCAAAGCATGACCGATCTTAGCAGAGATCTCTGAGCGTAGAGAGTAATGTGCAAGTGTTTCATCTAAGTCATATACGAATGCTGAACTAATTAATAGGTCATCACATTGTATAGTTTTCTCAGCTACTGGAGGATCACCACTTCCAAGGATAGGCTCCCCGGGTGTGTGATACGCCGCTTGCATGCGTCCTGTGAAGATGAATTGTAATGATTTACCGTTCTTCAAGGTACGCCTTTGCACGGTGTCACGTGCTATAGTTGCTGACTCATAAGCTTTAAATAGCTCACCTGAGAACAGCTTTAGATAGGTCGCATACTTAGTATCATATGCCTGAGATCCAGCAGTATTAGATACCGCTTTATTCAAAGCACCAAGTACCGACTGTGTAGCGTTAGCCATATTTTCGGTTCAAAATTAAAGGTATATTTACTCGTCTTCTTACGTAAAAAGTTGTGAGTCTTAATTGGACTCATTGATATTTGTGGTCTATCCCACCGTCTAGACGGCTAATTGGTATCCTCGTAAGGGCAAAAAGCCAACGGCGAAGGAGTCCGACTCTGAGGTGCTCCTCCGCTTATACTATTTAGAAGCGATAGTATTGAACGCTTGAACCTTCACGTACAGTTGCTGCTGTACTGTCTGAAGTATTCTGTGCAAAGGAGAACTTAAGGTCTCCAGCTGTTGCACCGTTTTCAATAGTACCTGTTAGTTGTAAACAACCATCAGTACCTGAAGCTGTTATTGCAATAGCACTACCTTCAGCTGTGATGATAGAAGCTAAAGCCGCACCAGCGTGGTCGCAACCGTTTTGAGCTACACGGTAAGTTGTTAAACTAGCAGGAGTATCAATTAGATATTTAAAATCACCAGCTGCAGCTGTTGTATAGAAAATATTATACTTAAAGTTAATTCTTTCATACTTACCAATTCTGATTGTAAGATCAGTTACATCTGCAAGAGTAGTTGAACTGGTTACATCTTGGTTAGCTAAAACAACTTTAGTGATTGGCTCCTGAGCAGAAAAGACTACCTGACCTGCTGAAGCGTTTTGATTAAAAGCCATAATAAATAGTTATTAGTGTGTCACCGGTATGCATGGTTCCGCCATACTGTCCGGCCATAGTTTAATGTGGTTACGCACAGCTGAGTACTATTTTGTTTTGGTGTACTCTATGCCACGATACTTAAGTAATTGTAATCTAGCGTGATCTCTTTGCTCTTTGATTCGAGCTTGTAGTTCTACTTGAGTCATAATTATCCTCAGTACCTGACCCCCGTTCCATGGTCAGATCACCTGCGTCCCGTAAGGGATGAACGGACGTGGCAATTATGCTAATGAGGGAGCTGTTAATGCAACCTCAGTAGACTCAGCAGATGCTAAGTCAAGTGGAAAATTGTGTGCGTTTCTTTCATGCATGACTTCCATACCTAAATTGGCACGGTTTAAAACGTCACCCCATGTTGGGACAACTTTACTATTAGCATCAACAACGGATTGGTTAAAGTTGAATCCATTAAGGTTGAAAGCCATTGTGCAGATTCCCATAGAGGTAAGCCATATGCCAACGACGGGCCAAACACCGAGAAAGAAATGTAAAGCACGGCTATTATTAAAAGAAGCATATTGAAAAATTAAGCGACCGAAGTAACCGTGAGCTGCAACGATGTTATAAGTCTCTTCTTCTTGACCAAATTTATAGCCATAATTCTGCGACTCAAGACCAGTAGTCTCACGCAAAAGTGAAGACGTAACGAGACTTCCATGCATAGCAGCGAACAAAGCTCCACCGAATACCCCAGCAACACCGAGCATGTGGAACGGATGCATAAGGATATTGTGTTCTGCTTGGAATACGAACATAAAGTTAAAAGTACCAGAGATACCAAGAGGCATACCATCACTAAAACTCCCTTGCCCAAATGGGTAAACGAGAAACACAGCTGCTGCTGCAGATAATGGTGCTGAATATGCTACTGCTATCCATGGTCGCATTCCGAGTCTATAACTAAGTTCCCATTGGCGTCCCATGTAAGCTGCGACACCGATAAGGAAGTGGAAAACGATGAGTTGATAAGGTCCGCCATTGTAGAGCCATTCGTCGAGGGTTGCTGCTTCCCATATTGGGTAGAAGTGCAATCCGATGGCGTTGGAGCTGGGGACCACTGCTCCTGAGATGATGTTGTTACCATATAAAAGAGATCCTGCAACGGGTTCACGTATGCCATCAATATCCACAGGGGGTGCAGCGATGAAGGCAATAATAAAACAAGTTGCTGCTGTTAAAAGTGCGGGTATCATAAGTACGCCGAACCAACCAACATAAATTCTGTTGTTAGTTGATGTTACCCAATTACAGAAACTCTCCCAATTAGTTTGGGTATCTTGTAGTGAGATAGCTGCCATTAAAATATTCCGGGTATGATTTGTCCTGTTGTAACATAAGCTCCGATAGCTGCAACGAAACCAAGCATTGCTGCCCAGCCGTTAAATCTTTCTGCTTCGTTTGTCATAATAGGGTTGATGTTTGTAGGGTAGTCAGCGATAACTCTCGCTGGTATTTCTTTTGGGAAAATATTTTGTTTCCCATATTCAGTTGTTACTGTCATAAAAATAAAAGGTGAATCATTAGGCGGTTTACGATACGATTCGAGCCGCCTTGATGATTACTTTTTAGGTTTTGGTGGTCTACCGGGTTTAGAATAAGTTCCTTTACCTCTTGGCATTACTGTTCTCCTCCTGCGTCTTGTGTACCGTTAGCTGTTTTGCCAACGAGTTTATTACATTGAGCTACTTGAGCAGCTGTAGTTCCAGCGTCATTGTATGGTATAAACCAACGATCACCTGTAGTATTGACTTTATATTTTACCCTCATAGCATTATTTCGTGCTGAGGGATCATAAGCTTTAGACATAATTAAAATTGTACATTAGATCTTTCTAGTTTATCGTATACATCCTGACGATAGGCAGGGTCTCGGTCATACTTAGGATTATTCATTGCTTGAACAACTTCAGCTTGACTTCTGAATACATCTCCAGATGATCTTGCTGCTTTGCCAGTTAACATTCGTCCTTCGTAACCTTCTTGATTTTCATATTCTGCTCTTAGTCCAGCAACTGCTATCTGTATAGAAGTAGCATTACCTCTATCAATTATATCATTAAATGCATCCATTTTAGATTCATCTAAATTTTGAGCTGCCCAACTTGTTAAGTTATTATATTCGGCTTCGCCTCCTGCTGAATTATATACTTGATTCATTTCAGCATCAGTTAGATCTGCAGAATATCCACCTCCATCAACATCAGGATTGCGATCTCTGATTGCCATGTAAGCTTCTACTAATTCTGAACTAGACATCTCTTTAAAACGTTCCATTGTTTCTTCAGAGATTGCACCTTCGTTTTCAAAGTATTCTTCTGATGCTTGAGTAATTAAATTAACACCATCAGCTACTTCTTCAGGATACTCGTCTTCGTCTAATGTAGTATCTTCTACTTCATCGTCATCTTCATCACGAGATCCTAATTTCTTTTGAAGTTCTAGGTATGCATTTTCTAATTCCTCTGCATTTTCAAACTTACCTGCATATAATTCTGCTTCTTCCTGCCCTAGCTTTTCTGCAACCTCTAGAGAATTTTGTTCATCCTCTGTAAATTCGGGAGCATCTGCTGGGGTAGGGTCATACGTTAGTTTTTCCGTCATGTTTAATTCCTTTAGCGGTGGTGACTTTTAGGTTTCCTAAACCAAATGTTGTTACTAGATCAGGATCTGGTCCTATGTTTGCTCTAGATGTAAACTTAGTTGGTTTAGCTCTTTCACTCTCTACTACGAGAGACTCAGGTTTACTAACCTTGGGGAGAGGTTTCTTCGCCACCTTCTGTGGGCGGCTCGCCTTGATTTTGTCCATTTTGTAATTGATCGTATCCGTCTTGTATCATTTGCTGCATTCCTTCGTTCTTACTTGGATCCATCATTGGAGCACTAGCTATTTGCCCAGCTTGAGCTGTTAATGCAGCTTGCTGTTGTTCTTGCATCTGCTGTTGTTTCTCTTGTTCCATAGTCTCAGCTGTCTTAACTAAGTTAAGAACATCTATACCTTGAGCTGCAGCAAGTCGTTTAATATACTCACCAGGATCTAGGAACTTAGCCATTACTTCTGGACCCATTGTTTGTGCGATAGTTTGTATAAACATAACCAAACTTTGTTGGTCTTGTCCTCTACC